CATCAGTTCCACTGCTTCTTTAGCCGCATTACCAGTAATTGTTCTGGTACGTAAACTTTCACACAATCCCCAAAAAGCCACCCATGGATTTTCTTTAAACTCTAATCCTTCGGTTTCGGGAACCTGTTTTATGTTGTAGGTAAAAAATGGATTATATGCAAGATAACAGTTGTATAAAAAGCATTCTGCACTGTAACTACCAAGTCTTGCCGCAACAAGTGCTTTTTCAATTACACCTTCTTTGTGTAAGCGACTATTGTTTTCCTCGAGATCTTGTATCCAATCGCAAGCCACTTGTAGTCCATTATATTCTTCTGATTGATATTTGTTGACGTCTATCATGAGTGATGTCTCCATTTCTGTTACATATCATACTATTAATATATAACGAAACTTGGATTCTGTCAACCTAATTTCTTATTATAATTGCATCTGCTTCAGCAACAGTATAGGTTCCGCTTAATAGGTTTCCTGGATTGCTTGGTGGTGTTGTTGGAATAGGACCATCTTGTACTATATTTGCTTCAGCTAACTTATCAATGTTTCTTGCTTCTCTCATTGCGGCTACACTTGCTTGTCCACCGGTGCTGTCAAAGTTCATAACACGTTCTAAAAGTTCACCAGTACCGCCAGCTGATGTATCCAGACCATAATTTGATAAATTTGCTGCCAATTGAACTGCGTTGTTTGTGTTTGCAGGTACAACATCAAGATCCAGATCAATTTTTGAACGAATTAATTTTTCTCTAGCCTGTTGTTCTTGTAATCTTTTAAAGTTTGCTTGTATTGTTTGTGCCTGAGAATGAGCATTATAAAAGTCTTGCATCAATTGTTGTGCGGCAGCTATAATACCATTCCAACAATCTTCTTGAGTTACATATGTTCCTGCGCCGTAGACACCTGCTGGTATAACGTAAGGGGTAGTTGCTGGAGCTGTTGGATCATAAGCTCCTGCTATAAAATAATCCATTACAATTAAAATGCCAGTATTAGAACTAGATGATCCGTTGTCAGCATAGAAAACATTCATTGCACCACTATCAATTAGTTCCTGCATTAGTATCTGATTCTGTTGTAGAGGAGCAAAGCTGTTGTATCCTGCGGCATATCCAATCACATCACTTACACTAAAAGTTCCATCTGGCCCTGTGGCTAATTGTATATTACTATCTGTTCCATAAGTGGTTTTCCAATAATTTACCACATCGTCTGAAACATATTGTGTTTGGTTTTGTACCAATGGTAGATCTTTATTGGTTTCTAAACTGTTCACTGCCGCAGTAAGAGTTTCAGGAGTTGTTTTTTCAATTCCTTTTATCTGTCCAAAACTCCTTGCCAATGCTCCATTTGCAACAGCAAGATCTTCTGGTAATGCTCCAGCAAGTGCGGTTCCAAGACTTGCAAATTCTTCATTGACTGAGCCATTTGCAGTATAAATTGCTCTTTCGCCAACACTGGCAGTTCTCAACGGTGCAGTAAGTGTCGATGAACTTGTAGGAAACAGTTTCTGTGGATTCATTAGATCTGCGCCATTTGTTATGCCAGTTTGTGTATTTTTCAGTATACCTTTTACATCTGCAACCTCTGTGGTTGATAGATCGCCAAATGCATCATAAATTTGTCCTTGTACATTATTTGGTAGTGCGGGTCCTAGTTGTGCAAGATCACTTGCACTAATACCAAGATCTTTAACAGTTAATCCGCCTGTGTTGTTTGAGATAGCATTTGTAACGGTGCTAAGTGATCCACCTAAACTTCCGGCTATTCTTGGATCTATCTTGATATCTGCTACTTTGTCATACATTGGTCCAAGATTACCAGCAACATCCATGTTCTTTAAAAGTTGTCCTGGTGATCCAAGATCAGCGATACTACTAAAATCAACAGTGCTTCCTAATTTTCCAAGATCGGTTCCAAAATCTGGTAGTGCATTTGTAACTCCACTAAGTCCACCGGTGCTTATTGCATCCATACCTGGAAAAGTGCCACCACTAAAACTGCTGGCGGCATTTGTTGCCGCAGAGATCATTTGATTTGAACTGCCTACAAATCCTTCAGCGGCTCCTAGTACACTGCCAAACTTGCTTGCATTGCCAACTATATTTCCAGCACTTACACTTCCACCCATGACTTTAGCGGCATTTTCTAATCCAGTTGGAAGTACATTGGTAATTCCACTAGAAGCCCCCATGACACTTAGTGCATCTCCTGAAAATACATCAAAACCTGCACTAAACACATTATCGCCAAGTCCACTGGCCATGTTGCTAAAACTTTGTTGATAACTTGCAGGTAGGCTACTGGTAATTCCTGATACAGTATTGGTCACAGCTGCCATATTAGGCAGACCTTGAACTGCACTCTGTACACTAGTCAAACCGGCCATGGTTGGAGAACCGGACAGTCCAGTTGTTGCATCGGTGATATTAAGTGGAGCTCCACTGATTGATTCTAATGGATTGCCACCAACGTTTCCTGCGAGTCCAGCACCAGCTGTTAAAACTGTTGCGGTAATTGCACCACCACAAGCCATGCTAACCTCTTGGGATTATAACGTCAGTACTACCAGTTGCTCTTGTATGAAAACAAGTATCTGGAGAGCCTACGTAGTTGATAGGTTTATTTTCAGCAAGTACACTCATCGATCCTAGAGTTGTGCTCGCCGCACAATGAATTTCGCACCCTGGGGCACCACAACAAGGATGCGGAGTAACTGATGTTCCTATTAGGCATGCTGGGCGGCCGTTGATAATGACACTGCTTGCACCTGTACCCACTGCAAGACCACCGCCTGAGTTTGGATCACCTATTCTTACTGCTCCTGGCATTTTTACCCTTTTAATATTCCTTTTGGTGCAGCCACTATACCAGTACTTGCTTGTATGTAACTTGCAATAACATCTTTGTTTGTTTCTGTCCACATTGTAATGTTATTTGTATTTATGGTCACATTTTTTGTCTCATCTGCACTCATCATTGCAGGCAAAAGTTGTACACCTTGTTGTGTTGGAATTAAACTAAATGGATGAGATATTATTGTTTCGTTGCTATCTGTGCTTACAATTTTACATATAATCTCACTGCTATCACTAAGACGCAATGAGTAAGTTTTGTTTGGTTCTAACATTAATTTTTTCCTTCTCTGTACAAATCAAGTGTGATACAATGTAAACCACCATCCCAAAAGTATCTATGACGCCATGGAACATAAACAGGTTCTACTTTGTGTTTTTTTAAAAATGCATTTACTTTTTCATTATTAGGGTTTGACACACAACAGTGGTTCTGATCAAGCATGAGTACATTAACATCAAATACAGTTTCTTCTACATAGCCTACCCAGTCCTGTAACCAGGTTTCTACAAAATGTGTAAACTCGTCATTGTCTTCTTCGCCAGCCAACCACCATTTACCTTGGTTTTTTCTTTTTACATCTAAAAATGGTTTTACTTTACTCCAACTTTGGTCAGGTAGATAACAGATGTCCCAACCAGGAAATGTTTGTGAATAATTTTGTACATCATATAAACTTAGTATCGCACCTGGTTTTATAGGATGAAAGTTACCGTCAGTGTGTCCATCCATATTTGTAAATTCTAATTTTAAATCCAACCCTGCGTGTTTTTTAATAAAATATTTAATTCCAGGAAGGGCATCTCTTTGAATGTCAGAGTAACTACATCCTATTAACAAACGATCGTTCAGTAAAAAAGAACTAGCACTAGAAAAACACAACCAATTATAGTGTAAACTCTCAATTTCTTTTGCAACATGCTCTTTAAGTTCACAATTATTTACATAATCATCATATTTGGGCCAGTCCCCAGATACTTTACATGCAATTTGATTATATTTGTGTGGCGGCAATGGAAATGTATCAGTAAATAGTGTGTTTATTGAATCATAAGTTGCAAGTGCTTGATGTATTGATGGATGATCTGCTCGAGTTGTAAAGCATGTATTTCCTATTATTACCTGTTGATCGCGTGGTTGTAGTGGACCACGACGATATCTATGCGGATTGTCTGTAAAACGTTCACTATTATCTAACTGTGGTTGTATGACTTCCACACCAAAGTCTTGTAGTATACTTTTATAACCCTCTAGATCTTCTAGTGTTTCTTCGCAAATACGTTTTAATGGATCACCAGCCTTATCCGGTATTCCATTAAAAAACTCAGGGGCATAGTTATTGCCTAACATACAAACTTTAAGTGGATCCCACTTATTATAAATGTTATAACTCATGCAACTACTTAGTAGCCAGAACCATTCCAGCCTGTATTTTCAATATATTCAACTAAATCATCGTAACCACCAACAACCTTGTTGTTGATCACAATCTGTGGTGCAGTACGTGCATTAGGAGCAATTTCGAGTAGCTCTTCTCTGGTTATGTCTGTTCCAATTTTTGCTTCATTGAACTGAACATTCATTTTTCTTAAAAGACTTTTAGCCGCATTGCAATATGCACATAGGTCTTTTGTATATACAGTCACACTCATAAACTAAACCCTTTAAATGTATTATTATCTACGTCTTGTTTTGTACCACCGTTGACATAACTTGTTATCTCAGTCTCTTGTGGAGCTACTTGTACATCGCCGCCAGCGATCCATTTTTGTGTCCATGGAAGTGGGTTACTTGCACCTTTATAACTGCTAGGGACTCCAACGGCAGTCATACGTTTGTTTGCAATCCATTGTACATATTCTTTTAACAACTGTGCATTAAGTCCAATCATTGAACCATCTTTGAACAAATAGTCAGCCCATGCACATTCTTGTTCTACTGCATCTTCAAACATTTTGATAACAAGTGGTTCACACTCTTCCTTAATTTTTACAAAGTCTGGATCGTCTTGTGGTAGTATTTTCATCAACTGTTGAGTGCTTGCTAGATGTACATTCTCATCTCGTGCAATAAACTTGATAATTTTAGCATTGCCTTCCATCTTCTTAAGTTCAGCAAACGCCCAACTGCAAGCAAAGGATACATAAAAACGTACACCTTCTAAGATGTTAACACTTGTCAAACATATCCACAGTTTCTTTTTAAGTTCGTATAGATCAATTTTAATTTTCTTACCGTTTACAGTGTGTGTACCTTCACCTAGTAAGTTGTAGTAACTGCAAGTTTCTACCAAATCATCATAGTATGCAGTAATGTCGTCTCCACAGTCAATGATCTCCTGTATGTCCATCATCTCGTCAAACACCTTGCTTGGGTTTGCATATACATTACGGATAATATGTGTGTAACTTTTTGAATGTATTGTTTCACTAAATGTCCAAGTAATTATCCAATTTTCTAGCTCAGGCAAACTAACAATAGGACCAAATGCCTCAATTGGTGCTCTACCTTGTACACTGTCTAATAGTATTTGTCTTTTTAAGTTACTTGTGAAAATATGTTTTTCGTTTTCAGTAAGCTCTTTAAAATCTTTTGCATCACGAAGTACATCTACCTCTTCTGGTCTCCAGAAAAAACCCAACTGTTTATCAGTGAGTTTATCAAATTGACGATACTTTAGAGTATCATAACGTTGTATACCAACTCCGCCGGCTGGATCTAAAAATGCAAGACTGGTCGTATGGTCTCTGTTGGCTGTATTCAATACACTCATTGTGATTCCTATATTGTGCAACTATCGCAGGCTTCTTCGTACATTGGCTCTTCGATAGTGAGTTCTTGTTGTTGTGTTTCGTTCATTTTGTCTACGTCGATTTCTCCAGCACCGTCAAATGTGTTGAAGTAATATAACTGCTTGTGTCCATATTTATAACATAGTAGCAGATGTTGTAGCATTGTACTCATTGGAATCTTTTCATCTTCATAATGTACGGGGTTGTAAGATGTGTTTACACTTATGCCTTGATCGATATACTTTTGCAATACCGCCATAATCTTCAAGTAACCTTCTGGTGACTTCTGATCCCATAATAATTCATATTTGTTTTTGTAACGTGCATACCCTGGTACTACCTGTTTTAGTACTCCATCTTTGCTTTGTTTTATACTAACAAATGCTCTTGGTGGTTCAATACCATTTGTGCTATTTGATATCTGTGCAGATGTTTCTGCTGGCATAAGTGCCATAAGTGTTGAATTACGTATTCCTGTTTCTCTAAGTTGTGTTCTTAGTCCTGTCCAATCAACTGCATCCACATGTACCACTAGTTCATCAACGTCTTTTTTATAAGTGTCAACCGGTAATACTCCGTCTGAATATTTTGTTTCATTGTTTAGTGGACATGCACCAAATTCTTCTGCTAGATCGGCACTGGCTTTGATAAGATAATAACTCCAATGTTGTGCCCAAGTATCAACCAATTTAAGTGCATCTGGATTACTGTAACTTACATCATTTTTAGCAAGAAAGTATGCTAAATTGATAATACCTACTCCAAGCGGGCGTCTTCCTTCTGTTGCCATTTGTGCGGCAATTATTGGATAGTTTTGATATGTAAGTAGTGCATCAAGTCCACGAACTGCAAGTGTACATGCCGTTTGCATGTCCTCTGGAGTTGTAAAACTGCCCCAATTTATTGCT